AGTCAACGGAATGCGAAAAAGAGGACCTCTAAAGGCTGGCATCCCTGGACACCCTAAGCACACAGAGTCCACCTATACAGTTATGGGACTCGACCCTGCTATGGCAGGTGCAACAGGTGCGGTTATCTGTACTTACAACAGAGCCGATGGAAAAATTTATGTTTTAGATTGTGTCAATATGACAGACCCCACTCCTTCTAAGATTCAAAATCTTATTGAAGATTGGGTTGAGAAGTACAAGCCACAAGAACTACGAATTGAAATCAACGCTCACCAGAAGGCTTACGCCTTAGATGATGATTTGAGAAACTACTTAGCATCCTATGGATGTCAACTCAACTCACACTTTACTGGTAAGAACAAGTGGGACACATCTTTTGGTGTGGCATCTATGGCAAGTTTGTTTGGAAGCACTAGAGATGGTCGTTTCCAAGATAACAATATTCTCGAACTTCCAAGCAATGAAGGTTCTGAAGGTCTCAAGACTTTGACACAGGAACTCATTACTTGGAAACCTGATACCAAGAACCCTACCGACTGTGTAATGGCTCTATGGTTTGCAGTTATTCGCATCAGAGAGTTGATGCAGAAGTCAAGCAAGGTAGGGCAGTATCAAACAAACAGATGGGCAACTAGGGCACAACGCTCTGGACGTGGCTCACTCAATTTAGACGAAGCCTTTGCCGAACAATGGGCAGAGCAATACGGATAGGACGCTAATGGCATTATCAATGGAGCAGGTAGCAGCACGGGTACAAGCCCTACGCTATCGCAATAACGAGCGCGATGCTCGCAACTTGGATGTCCTTGCTGTCCGTAAAGGCAAGATTGCAGAAGTATATCCAGATTTCTTTCCAGACGGAGTAGATGCAAATGTCGTTGCGAATTTTATTGACATTGTTGCCCGTGATTTATCCGAAGTTATGGCACCACTACCAGCCGTCAACTGCTCGGCAGCGAATCAAGTTAGTGACCGCGCTCGTACTTTCGCGGATAAAAGAACTCGCATTGCTTCTAATTATTTTCAACATTCTGACCTTGCGGTACAAATGTACTCAGGAGCAGACTGGTATATAACATATGGTTTCGTCCCTTTCATTATTGAATTAGACGAAGAAGCAAAACTGCCACGTATCCGCGTAGAAAATCCAATAGGGGCTTACCCTGAATTTGACCGCTACGGACGTTGTGTGGCATTTGCAAAAAGATATATGATGACGCTAGGCGAATTGGTAACTCAGTTCCCTGAGTATGAGCGAGAGTTGCTAGGTGGCTACGGCTATAAGCAAGACCTCAATCACCAGGTTGAGATGATTCGCTATTATGACAAAGACCAATCACTTATCTATATCCCATCAAAAGATAATCTAGTTTTGTCTAGGGCTAATAACCCATTGGGCAAGATGATGGTTGTCATCGCACGTAAGCCATCTATTGATGGTGAACTACGTGGACAATTTGATGATGTTCTTGGTATCCAATTGCTTCGCAATCGTTTTGCATTGCTTGCAATGGAGGCAGCAGAGAAGAGCGTACAGGCTCCAATCGTACTTCCTCAAGATGTACAAGAACTACAACTTGGTGGAGATGCGGTTATCCGTACATCAAATCCTGCAGGTGTTCGCCGTGTAGAACTTTCACTTCCACAGGGTGCATTCACTGAGCAGTCACTACTCAACCAAGAACTACGAGTTGGTACACGTTATCCAGAAGGACGTACTGGAAACATCGATGCTTCAATCGTCACAGGACAAGGCGTACAAGCACTTATGGGTGCATTTGACACACAAGTCAAATCAGCCCAAGCAATTTTTGCAGCAGCACTACGCGATGTAATTGGAATTTGTTTTGAAGTAGATGAAGTTATCTACCCAGAAGAGAAGACCATTCGTGGTGTTGACTCTGGTTCTCCTTACGAAGTTACATACAAGCCAACCAAAGACATCAAGGCTGATTACTCAGCCGATGTTCGCTATGGAATGCTTGCAGGACTAAACCCAGCACAGGGTCTTATCTTTATGCTACAAGCACTTGGTGGAAAACTTATCTCCCGTGATATGGCAATGCGTGAACTTCCCTTCACTGTCAATGTCACACAAGAACTTGAGAAGATTGAAATTGAAGATATGCGAGCAGCATTGCTCGGTTCCCTCACTGCCTACACACAAGCAATTCCACAAATGGCTACACAAGGTCAGGATGCTTCAGAGGTAGTACGTAAGATTGCTGCGGTTATCAAGGCTCGTCAAAAGGGTCAAGCACTAGAAGACGCTATTGAAGCCACTTTCGCTCCGCAGCAGCAAGTTCCTCCTGCTGGGGCGATGCCAAATACAGTTGAGCAAACGTCCCCTGCTCCTGTGGCTCCTCCAGCAGGAGGCGCTATTGCTCCAGAACAAATGCCTCCAGAGGCACAAGGACAAGCACAGATGCCACAACCACAGGCACAGCGACCTGACATACAAACATTGCTTTCAAGTCTTACAGCAAGCGGTAAAGGTGCTGCAAGCGTAAGAACAGTAAATCGTAGATAGGAAAATAAATGGCAGGGGACACTTTCAAATCAAAAATGGAAGAAGCCATACTACTTCTTGGACAAGAAGATGAAGATGGCGCAGACCAAATCTGTGTCAATTGGATTCTTATTAGTGAGTGGGCAGATTACAAAGGCACACGATTCCTTACAACTGATGTAAGTGATTCGATGACACCTTGGAATGCCTACGGAATGATGGCACTTGCCGAACAATATTCATATGACTCGAACGAACAATTTGATGATGAGGAAGAGGAGGACTACTAATGGCTGGTAATGAAAATAGTGGTGGCTTCCAACCAACTGCATCTCAAAACAACTTTGGTATTTCCGCTACAGGCGGAGCAGGTTCAGCAGACGGTGTTCCAAATATTGACTACACAGGTTTTGCTTATGGTCAAAATGGTGCAATCAATGCACAGCAAACTGCTGCACCTATGGGTTCACCAACTCAAGCAATGCCAGCATTGCCAGAGATAACACCTATTACAGCACCATCTACTACACCTGAGCGCCCTATTACATACGGTATGCCCTTTGGTGATGGTGCAGGTTCAGAAATTCTTCCACTTCCTGCTATGGTCACACGTCAAGATGACCCATCTGCACAGATTATTCGCGCTATGTACCAACAGAATCCACGCAATGAAGATTTGCGTTTTTTAGTTGAAACGATGGATGCACAGCAACAGCAAATGGGACAATAGTGGCTGACCAAAATAAAATTTCTGGTGTACTCACTCAAGCACAAGTTGATGCAGAGGCTGTATATGCTGCTGCATCTAGCGTAAATCCTTATCAGGCTGCACTTATAAAGAAAAATGCTCAAGGAAACATTATGTCTCCTGGCGTTCTTCAATCTTTGAGTGCACTTGGTGTAGATGCCAAGACTGGTGTTGGAGCAAGTATTGCTAATATCGATGCACAGACTCGTGAGACTCGTCTTGCTGACCAAAAAGCAATTGCTCAAGAGCGTGAAACAAAAAACTTTGATGACTCTGGCAAAGGTATATTCTGGCGTGGAGTAAAATCTCTTGTTCGCGGTGTATCAGTTGGGTTAGGAAGCACTTTTTCTTTACTAAATGCAACTTATCGTACTGGTTCAACTGAACTAACACGTGCTGCTCAATCTTTTGCATCTTCTGCAGCAGGATTGCCAACTATACAACAGGCTCCAGTTCCATATGCAGTTGAACAAACTACTGCTGGACAAGTTGCACTCAAATCAATTGAAGATGTAAAAAAAGGAAAGTTCCCTGATATTCAATTAGGTGATGGATTCTTTCCATCTGAAGAAGTAGGTCTAGGACACATTGCACGTCAAGCAAGTCTTGGCGCAGCAAAGATAGCAGTTAGAAATTCTAAAGGAAAAGTAATCGGTTATCGCCCACGTACAATCCTTGGTGATACTTACTCAAATTTATTTACTCTTGGCAATCCTGAATCTGATGCTGGAAATGTTATTGCATTAGTAGCAGATATTACTGGAAGTTTTTTACTCGACCCAGGTATTGCTCGCGCTACAGATATAAGAGCGCTAAAGAAGATTGCTGAGCAAGACCGCGCAGCGGGTGCGCTAGGCAAAGCAGCAGCCAATGAAGAGCGTATCAAGAAACTCGAAGAAGTTCAAAGTCGAGCGATAGAAGATGCTGCTGCGGTTCGAAAGCAAGCGGATTCTCTCAAGAAAATAAAGATTACTCAAGCACAAGATGAACTTGCAACTGCACGCTCTATTCGTGAGGGCAAGAATGTTGATGCAATCAAAACATCTATCGGCGTTCGTACTGCTCAGGCTCGCTTGGATGAAATCACTCAATACGAAACACAATTTACACAAGAATTACTAAATGCAACAGAGTCACGCAAAGCAATTGAAGCAGCACTCAAGGCTCCTAAGGTAGTAGCCCGCGCAGAAGCCGCTCTTGGTAAGCAACTCAAGCAACTTGAGCAAATGAAGGCTGATATTGCACGCATTACTGCTGAAGGCAGAGTGCCAATGTCTACTGCAGATGATGTAGCAGCATTAGAAAGCGCAATCAAGTCTACTCAAGATAAACTTAGTGGAGCAAAGCAACTCATTGGTGAGACTCCAATTGCTGAAGATGCACTCGTTACAGCAAAACAACTTGAAGATGTTGCTAAGGCAAGAC